GAATCACACTTGGCAAAGAACGCAACCGCCTTAGCCGCATCACGCTTGTATTGTGCAAACGACACAACCGGCATGCCGTTAGCACTACGCTCGCTCATTGCCTCAGCATAAGACTCGCGAGTCACCTCGTCGCTGCCTGTAGTTTTAACTTTAGGCAGTCGAGCAGTAACAGCCTTTGCAGGCTTGGCAGCAGCTGACTTTGACTTGGCTGCACGAGCTGGCTTAATAGCAGTCATGCCCACAGTAGCAAGATAAGCAACAGCCGCCTCCTTGTCCATTGCATTAGGCAACTCAACTAGCTTGACTTCAGTGCAACCAAACCGCTCAAGTGCTTTGGCGCGATTAGCGTCGTTGGCAAACTTGTAAACAACGGCGTCATTCTCAACGCAAGTACCTGCAAAAGTAAAAGTCTTAGACATATACTCTCCTAAAAAGTTACTGTTAAAATTAACTACCCAACAAACATAGTATAACAAAATGGGTCTTTTTGGACAACCGTTTTATTTCTGTTACTTTTTAACAACACAAACATATTCTTGTTGATATTGCAACTGCGTATCTATTACACGATTTATAACATCTAGCTGTTGTTGCGAATATTGCAAGTTTGGTACAATCATTTTTGTTGCATAAATTGCACGAATTGCATTTTTGCAACTGTTAACAGAATCGTAACTGCCCAACATTGTTGGGGATTGATTAAGTGCAACAAATAATAAAATAAATTTCATAACCAAACTATAACAAAATGGGTCTTTTTAGTCTACCGTTTTTTATGTTGCTTTTTAGCAACAGTTTTGGGTGTTGCTAAAGGTGCAACTTTAGTTGCATTTTTGAGCCGGTGAAACAAATCTGTTGCTTTTTTAAACTCAAAATTTGGATGCTTATACATATAGTCAATTTTGCGCTCTAAAACTTGCAAAACTTCTAACAAGTCCATTTTTGTTGCAAAATCGCTATCCATTAGTATTTTGTTAACATCATGCTTGTCCAACATGTACTCTACCCATTTTGTTGTAGCGGGTATTTTGTAATATTGAACTATTGCTTTTTTGTTATTGCGTGTTGCATATTTTGTAATATATGTACGAGCAAACATAAAGCCTCCTTTTACGAAGACTATAATTATATGCAAATCGCGAATTATGTGCAACCGCTACTAAAGTTGGAGATTGTCAAGATATTGCTGTAGATTGTCGGCGTGCAATCGCAGCATTACAGTTTCTTGTTCGCCTAGCAAAGTGATTTTTGTGTGCTTGTTGATATAGTACGGACAAGTTAAAAGTCTGCTCATCTGTAACAAGGTGCGGTTCAGCAAAGGCGTGGGTAAGTCTACTTCATATGTTGGAATTTTGGTGAATTTCTTTATAAACTTTAGCCCAGATTGGCTTAATCTTAAACTAGTCGGATCAGTATGATTCCACCACCAAGTTTTTATATACTGTGAATATTCTGCAGCATCATGTCCTGCTGCCTGTAATATCCCCGCAGTATAGCTTTGTTGATTAAGGGTAGATTTGATCACCTTGTTTCATTAGGACCACAGTAAATTTGTCGGTCTTGAACAATGTGTTGAGTTTTTTGGCTAGATTAATAGCATGTCCACTATTACTAAAACTTACTTTTTTGTATTTTGGTCCAGGGTAGGCTACCAACATATTTGAGCTTTTTAGATTTATGGGTTTATTGTCGTAGAATACTGCCCAAATTCCTTCGCTGCTAAGAACTTGATCGCTTTTATAGTTAGATTTATTTACATGTTCTAACAATACGGTTGGTTTAGGTCGAGACATCTATTATTCCTTGCACTATGTATTTATGCTGTTTTCTGGGTAGTTTAAGTTAAAAACCACCTCCATCCAGACCAGCAGGTGCTAATGCTACTTGCTGAGGTGTTGCTTGTAATTCTGCGATATTTGCTAATAAATTAAAGATATCCGCGTGTAAATTCCTTGCTTCGTCGGCAGAAAGTGCCAGCTGTTTGCTGCCAGTTTGATTCATTACCTTAACTCGTTCATTGAAATTTTTAATTGCTATACTTAACTTTTGCATAGTACCGCCTTTAGTTGTTGTTGCATTTCCTCTTTGGTGCGAAACGGTCCTTGAAATTTATATCTACCAAGAGTTATATTTTTTGGACAATAGTGTTCGGTCCACACATCATTTAATTTGATAATATAGTAACCGGCACAGAATAAACTTTTACTTTTGGCTGTTTTACTATAAATGGGTAGTCGCCTTTGAACATCCCAGACTTCGTTAAATGCGCGACCACTTACGGGATATCCGTATACTAATTTGGAATTTTCTTTTTTAGCTTTGTCTGCACTGCCAAATTTAATCTGATATTTTTGTTTTAATACTGTAACACTAGGGAAAAATTCACGCTGTTCGTCGTGAACATAAACAAATCCACCATCCTCTCTTGCTTGGATGGTTGCAATTTTTTGACCGTGATCTTCTACAACCCAAAATTTATTTTTAATTACTGGTTTGGCTACTCGTTCAGTCATGTTTTTGCCAGTGTGTGATGTGTAACAATTTTTCCAAGTTCTTGTCCTAAATCCTTGTCGTCACCTATAACATATAAATGACCATCATCACCAAAACTTCCTCCGACTTTGATTACATAACCGCCATGTGCAGTATGTACATCAAAACTTATTTTTTTGTTAGGTAATTTTTTATTGTCTATGGCATAACCGCCTAGATCAATTTGTGATATTTGCGCCGCCGTGATAGGTGCCACTTGTCCTGCCATAGTAGAAGAATAATTGCTCATAGTTTCATTTGCTCCAGCATGATAGCCTGTGCCACTTGTTTAGCAAAGTCTTGATCTTCGTGAATCATGTAAAGTGTGCCTTCGTGACGATCAGTTTTTGAGTTATATTTTCTTGATTCAAGAACATGTCCACCAACTGCTCGGTATAGACTAAAACTCATTCCTTGTTGATTTATGCTGTCTCTTGCTGCAATTACCGTTTCTAATTTAATTGGTTCTTCTTGTTGCAACCAATTGCGTATGATTCGTCGTATCCAATTCATTCGTGTTTCTCCTCTTCCATACATAACACCTTCATCATTTCAAACTTGTCATTTAAATCTTTCAGCCCAGGATGTCGATCCATAAGTTCCTGTAATTTTCTTTCTTGATGCATTTTTTTGTGCGCCCATTCTATTGCTTGTCGAGAATCCCAACCTAAATCAATTGTGGCTTGAGTATTCAGACCATGCCAGGCAATGCCATCATAAACTTCTAACTGTTGCATGTTAGGATTATATCTTACTAATCCTGCACCCACTGCACCAGGACTAATTGGTATAGGATTTTGACTGTTATTAACGGTAATGTGCGGCGATCCTGAGTTAATATATTTTATCATATGTACTCGGTTGTTAAAAAGGTAACAGTAAATCCAATTATCAAGTAAATCATTGCATGTAAGAATTGATCTAGGCCAATCCATAGCCAAAAAGCGTTTGAATCCACACTCAAACGCACAGTGGCTCTACGATGCATAAAGTCAAAAATATAATGCATCACACTATCAAATACAGCAATTATTATGCAGGCCTGAATATTCAAAAAATGCATTAGAATTACATAGGTCAATACACCATGTAATCCTGCGTGTTGAAGGCCACCCAATCTACCTAGGTGACCTTTATCTTTGATCATTCTATCGCTTTGCCAACAGAAATCTGCTAGAAAGTGTTTGAAAAATAACAAGGCTAATATTAGCCAAGTAATCATCCCGGATACTCCGCACCTAATAGCTCGGCATAGTTTGAACTATGTTCACTGAGCTTGTTCAATTCATATTTGCCACAGAACTTCAAGAACTGAGCACCTACCATTGGCCTACTTCGCTTTACTGCGTTTTCTGCAATAGTCGATACAATTTTTATTTTAATATCTTCAGGCTGTGCAGCGAGATCCACTAACACTCTATTGCGTTCATAGTCATCTAGCACTCGATGTTCCACACCGTTATGGTCTGTCCATCTTTGAAGCATGAGATTATTCCAAGCATATCCTTTTTTATGTTGATCAGCAAAAGCTTCAGTGAGACCAATTTTGTTCTTGCTGCCCTTGGTCCTGACACCTGGATAGGCGGAAAAGATGTTATCTGTTGGATCTCCGCGCATACACTTCTCAAACAGGATCCACTGCGGATCAGGTATGACTTTGGGTTCTTTGGTCTTTTTATCAATTACCAGTTTACCTTTTTTATCAAGAATGCCCTCTAGTGTGTGTAGTTCGTCGGCAACACCGTTATATTGCTGTACATTCGGCGCCAGTAACTGGTAGAAGTCGGTGTCAGAGGAAATGATAACATGATTGTCATTGGGGTGTTGCTGTATGAATCCTGCAATGAGATCATCCGCTTCAAGTTCTGGATGTTGAAGAACTGTGCAATTAGTCTTTTCTGACAGGAACGTTTTAAGGTTATCAAACGCTTCCCAAAATAGTTTGTCCTCCTCCTGCTCTGATTCAGTGAGGGCAGCACGAGCGACAGCACGATTCTTTTTGTACGGCTCGTAATAATCTTTTCGCCAGCTTCGTCCTTCCAAACAGAATACCACATGATCGGCTTTCTGATCCCGCCAAGCCTTATTAACCGAACCAAGGGTAACATGGATAGCGAACCCTAGTTTATCCCAAGTGTCCGACTGTCGGTGAGCCGAATGGCGAGCACGGAAGAATGTGTTTGCGGTGTCTACAATTAGATATCTCATGCATTAATAGTAGCATATTATATTAACCTGGTCAAGTGCGACAAAAGAAATTCTGCCCATTTTCTATGTGCATCTGCTCGAAAATGAAATGAAGAATTAGATTCAAATCCTTGGTCCGTTAACCATTTCCAATAGGTCATATCAGGATTGTATGGATCTATGTATGAGTCGTGCCAATAAACGGGTCGTTCGGTATGAAAATCATTATAGGTATTAAAGAACAAATGTGGTATACCCGAATCTAGTAATTCAGTATGGAACTCGTGTATTTGTCGATGTGCATCTCTAGTACGTTCATACCAGTTTAAATTTAGAACATAATCTCTGTACCGTTCTTTTACAGGATCAGGCCAATCCTGGCCAACACCACCGGCATTAATTTGCCAGTAAACGCCGTCATGCAACCACTCTTCGCGTTCCCAGGTACTCCACCCAATAATAACAAAATCTGGTGTTATAGTTTCTAGATATTCTCGAGTGGTTCTAATTATTCTACTGTTCGAACTAGCTGACTCTGCATCACAATGTAATACAGCAAATAATTCGTTAGCAATATTACAACCATAACTGACTCGTTCGTTGTCTGGATGTGGAATACGACCTAGAGCGTGATAGAA